CTCAGTGTCGATCTCTGTACCTCTCACAATCTTCGCAGCATTGCCTGAAGGGAGAGAATCCTTTGTAGCAAAGTTAGTTGTCTTAGTGTAATTAGACATTTAGATAAGTCTCCCTAGTAGAGCGTGTATGTCGATTCGTTGAATTGAGAATGGAGCACCGTTGACTTCTGCTTCTAAGCCAATGGTTACTACCTCACCACTGCCGCTAGTGTTAACCTTTGGAGTGTTGATAAGGATAGAAGAGGTGTACTCGCCTGTGGTGTTGTACTCAGTTATACCATACTCAGCAATGTTAGCAGAACCAAATACAAAAGCCTGCTTAGTGTAGTTAGCTGTGTAGTCATAACCCGAGTTCAAAGTAGTGGGTGTGTTCTGACCACCAATAATAGTCAAGTTAAACTTCTTCAGGAACTTCAGATTAGATGTGTTACCAAAGTCCATAGGGTTACTGAAGTAGCGCATCTCGTACTTGTTAGCACCGTCCATGTAGCCTGTGTACTTAACAATGCCTGAAGAGATGCCTATGTATATCTCTCCACCCTCTAGCACAGCAAAGGACAAAGGATACATACCAGACCATGTAGTAACTCTGTGTGAACCATCCTCTAGCTGCCTACGCATGTCAAAACAGTACACAGTGTTGCTGTCAGGTAGTGTTAACAGGTAGAAGGCTTCTTCAGAGCTGTACAGTGACTTAATAGCATTAGTCTGTAGCTGCACAAGGTTTATTAAGTCAGTGCGTACATTCTTGCTGATGTCACGCATAGGCATGGACTTCTCTTGCACAGTCCTGCCAAAGCTACGTACACCTGTCTCAGACAAGAACAGTATATCAGTGCCTGTGTGCTGTACTGAGTCACGAGCTATACAGCCAACGCCTTCTATGGTGTCTGTAAGCGTCATAGAGGCAGGAGAAGAGGCTCCTGAGTACACGAGTATAGACTTCTTGCCAAAGATGATTAGGAAGCCATTGTGGGCCGCTAGAGCCGTTATCTCGTCAAAGCCTGTAGGCCATACAGTAGTCACGTCTAACGAGCCTGACGTACCGCCTGTCCAGTGATGTCCGTTAAGTGTATCAGACCAGTAGACAGTGTGCTTGTTACCTGTAATGTCTGCTGCCCAGAGACGACCGTAGGCTGCTAAGACTTCATTAGCCTCTGGTGGTGTGCCTGTTGCGTGAGAGTGTGCTGAGTGTTCTTCTAGTACAAAAGAACCACCATGGTCTGTACCTAGCACGTACTCGTGGTCTCTTTGGAATAAGTAGACATGGTCGTTTAAAGTAACAGCTTTCCAGTTATTAGCTGTAGGCGTGTACCCAGCAGGAGTAGCGTCTGTTAACGTAGTAGTGCCTGTAAAGATTTTATTGTTACCTGCTGACAACACAACCTTGTCACCAGAGTTATCAATATACTCGTATACAGTCTCTATGCCACGGCTAGTACCTAGCACAGAAGAGCCGTTAGTAGAAACCTCTACCCAGCCCTTACGCGCACCAATACGGCCTAGCTGGTCAATAACACAGTTGTCTGCAACAGCAGCAAACGAAGGATCAATCCCTATAGGAGAGTCCTGTGTGTTAAGACCAGCAAAGCCTGGAGCAGCTACTGTAATGTTCTGTAGTGGTTTAGCCATTAAGAATACCAGATAGTTTCTTCAGGGTGTTGTGACGCATCTATAGCAATAGCATCAGACAATGTTCTGTCAGCCAGAGCAAACAACTCTGCTGCACTTGTACCGCCAGTCTCTCCACGCTCTCTAGCACCCAGTGCTGTAGCAATCTGCACAACAGGTGATGAAGGTACTGCCAGAGTTTCTGTGTCTTCTGTGAAGTCTGCTGTACGTAGCACCACGTTAAAGCGTAGCTGATACACACCGTCAGGCTTAGGATAGATGTCTACAGCGTTGTCACCAGCAGCGTTAACACCGTTGAAGCTGTAGAACTGCGGAGAGCCTAGAGGCGGTGTCTCAATCAAGAAAGCGTTGTCCATCCAGCGAGAAGGACGGTACTGCATAAAGAAGTCTGAGGTGTCGTTAATAACGTCCAACAGCTTCATCCTGTTCTGTGAGCCAGTCAACACATAGTTAAAAGTTGTATCGTCTGTGGTTACAGTTAGTGTAGTACGCAGAGCAGTCCAGTCATAAGAGTCTTCTACGGAGCGTTTAGCATCATTGACAAACTCCCCAATAAGTTTAGAGTAGCTGTTCTGAGAAACTGATGTTACTTCGTCCTCTCTCAGCCTACGCAATACGCTGTTTACTAGTTGTAAGTATGTCATTACAAGGAAACCTTCTGTGAGTCTAGCCACTGCTGTAGCATTTCTTCTTGAGTTAATTGTCGTGGTGGTATGTTAATCTGTAAGCCACTCTCGTTTGTTAGCATACGTGGCTGTGTAAACTGCTGTAAAGGCTGTGCCTGTTCGTACTGGTAAGGCATAAGCTCTGGCACAGGCGCTAAACTAAAGGGTACAAGCTTTTGTGTAGAACCTACTTGTGTTTCTAGCTTCAGCATGTCTCCAAAGAGAGAGTCTGTGGTGCGTGTGGCGTTACCAGCTCCTACGCCTGTGCCTATGCCGCTGCCTGATCCTCTTCCAGAACCGTTACCGTCACCATCTCCGTCACCAGTGCCGTCTCCAGTGCCTTCCCCAGTACCAGTACCATCTCCAGTACCAGTACCATCTCCAGTACCAGTACCATCTCCAGTACCAGTACCATCTCCAGTACCAGTACCATCTCCAGTGCCAGTACCGTCTCCTGTAGTGCCAGCAGTGCCTGTAGTTCCAGCAGTATCTGTAGTTCCTGTAGTGCCGTCTACAGGTGTAGTATCAGACGGGATTCCTGAAGTAGTGTCAGTAGCGGGAGTTGTTCCTGTTGGTGTAGTAGTGGTTGT